CAATCTGCTACTCCTAAAGCCCCTATATATCCTGTACATGTTACTTTAATTGTCCCTAAATATCCCAATCCTCCTGCCGGTACTTCTGGTACATTTACATTACTAAATAACTGATCTGGTGTAAACGTCGTCCCTGCTACATCTATTTCATATCCACTTACATCAGGACTTCCATATGCTACTGCATCGTTATTATTCCATTTAAACTCTATAACCATACTTGTTTCTACTGAACTTGCACCTGCAGGGTCTGTATCAATACTTTCATCACTTGCAAATATATCTTTAGTTACTACTGTATTTCCATTTACTGTTACATCACAACCAACACAATCAAAATCTGAATCTTGATTTTCTGCATGTATTACAAATCCTCTTTCTTCTTGTTTATTAGCATAATAGTTTTTATATATATCCCAATACCCTAAATAAGGTATTGCATTGAAATATCTTCTTATATATGGTGATGCTGTTTTTCCTAATCCTCTAATGTTTAAATATGAGTATATACTACTTGAGTTTATTTGTTGATTATCTCCACCGTTTACGTCGTAATATGCATACATATCTATTTGTGGTAACAATACTTCACTCATATCCATACCAATATTTAACATATTCATATGTAATTTTCCTTGATATAATCTTATTGGACACTCAAATACATCTAATTGTACTTTATAACTTCCAAATAGAGGTCCTACTGTTGGTAATGTTTTTACGTCGCAGTCCAAATCGATATCGAAGGTATCTCCTGGCAATGCGACTTCACTCATAAATGGTACTAGTGTACCTGAACTCATTGAACTACGCCATAAATAACCTAAGTCATGCGTACTTCTTTCATAATTTTTTAAGCTTATCTCTTGCTTATTTCCGGATCCTAATCTGTCTCCTCCTAATTCTGTTTTCATACTTTTTCTGTTGTTTTATTATTAATTTTCTCTTTTATTTCGTCTAATATCATTATTACTTGTATAACTCTATTCCACGTAATTTTTTCCAATTCTGCTTCAATTTTTCTAGGATCCTTATTTGGTTCTGTTAACCTGTAATTTCCCATTACTCCAAAGCTTTTTCCATCTTTAGTTATTACTTCAAATGGACTATCTTTTATTTGATTTCTTTTTATTAATTCTTCATTGTTGGAATAATCTGGATTGATTTTCCCTACATTCGGTCGTAATTCTTTTACTTTTGTTTCTGTTTTCATCTGTATCTATTTTAGTTGTTGATTTAATTTTAATGTATTCTCCATTAGCTAATCTATGCTTACTAATGATTTCTCCTGTTTCCACGTCCACGTATATACTTTCACATTTCCATTTTACAAGTTTTCTTTTCTCTTTTCTGCTTTTTCTTAAGTGCTCAAAGCAGTTTCTATTGTATCCCATTGAGTAATATTTTAAGGTTATTAACATTTTTAGTGTTTTACCTCATTACTCAGTTAAATTTGTCTTATAATTTATATTACGTTTAACCCAGTCTTCGGCTAACACCCTATTAACAAACTTATAACATATTTTTGTAAACTTTGTTAATTTTTTTAATTTTTTTTTTAACGTTTTCTACTTCCTTGATAAACAACCTTTTATATAAAAATACCGTTAGTTTTCTATAAGGTTTTTTAGGCGTACTCTCGCGTCTTGTTGCTCAGCATGGCCATATAATTTCTCCATTCTTTCCATTTTCTTTAAGTTTCTACGTTCATTTTCATAATGTTTCAAACTCCAATTCACTTCGTCATCACCATACCCTAATCTTTTACTTAATGCTCTTTTAACTTCTAATAGTTTATAGTATTCTTCATCACTCTCCGCAATATCCACACGAACACCACCCACATATCTTACTTCTTGATCTAACTTTTCTAACCATAATAATTCTTTTTCTTCATCATTATATATTTTATTTCTATAATATATCGGTAATCCTAATTCTAATCCTTCTCTCGTTTTGTACGTTTCAATCGTCTTCCCTTTACGATACTTATTACGTTCTGAATCTTTTCTTTCAATATAATTGGCGCCAATCCCTTTAGATGTAAATATCTTACTATCATATTCTTTATGCTTTTCATCTGTCTTATTTACGTATTTAACTATATAATTTATAGTTTTATTATTCACATATTCTCCTATCCATATACTACCATACTTCCAAATCTCCTCTATAGTAGCCTTGGGCTCGTCTGTCCATAATATACCATGCAAATGTATCCTCTCTGTTCTGTTTCCACCAATTTCGGTAACAATCCAATGCCTTATTGTTTTTTTGTACTTTTTTCGCCATCTTTCCGTAAATCTTCTTATTGCTATTCTACACACTTCATTATCTCTATCATAACCATCTAACTCTTTTATTTCGTCTTCTAGTTTTACTAATTCGCGATCAGAGAAAGTGAAAGTTATAAACTTTCCGTTTCTATTAACGCGGAGATCTTCTTGCAGTCTTACTTGCCATTGTGTCGCTTTTTGCTTTTTACACTCCATGCATTTCCCACAACCCACAGGCACCATCAACGCTCTTTTATCCTTTACTTCTGGTACGTTTCCCCCATTCTTTTTAGTTACAGTATATTTTCTGTTCCTAATAAACTTCGGATATAAACACATTTTATTTATCTTCTTCTTCTATGTCTTCTATGTCTTCTATGTCTCATTTTATTTTTATTATTAATATTTAATCCATTTTTGTTGACCCGCATGCCAGAAGTGTCCTTCTTTATAATCCATTCCTCCACTTTCGTTTGGTTTTCCAGATCCTTGACCTTTTAGTAAGGTTTTTATAAATCCTCCATTTTCTTGGAAATATTGTAATGCTTCACCAATTGACATTCCTGTTGCTTTTATTGTTCTAATTATTCCAGTATCTAATGAACTTATATAATGTTTCTTCATATAATCTCTATCAAATTCCTTAATTTCATTTTCAGTTTTAAGGTTTTCCTCTCTTTGTTTGCTTTCGCTTAAATTTTGTTCTGATAATAATTTATCTGCAATAACTTTATTTTTTTCTTCTCTTGTTTTACCTACTAACTCATCTTTAACTTCTGTATCTTTATTTATATTTTCTTCTTCTGCTTTTAGTTTATCTTTCTGTGCTTCTATTAATGAATTTTGTAAATCATGAAATTGAAATGCTGCTGCATTTCCTGCTGCTGCACTTCCTCCGCCTTGAGAACCTGTTGTTCCTCCTTGTCCTGCACTACCATACATTAACGCAGGATTTAATCCTGCTTTTAACATATGTTTTACTTGTGCCCCATAGTTTGTTTTATTCCACATTTCATATTGCAAATCATGTCCTTGCTGATTTAATTCTTGTTGATATCTATTATATAATCCCATTAGCCCTCTTTGTCTTCTATCTTGATGATCTGCTGCATAACCTCCAGCCATCATACCTAATATTTCATTTCCAAAACTCATATTTTTATTTTTTAATTATTATTATTTCGCGCTTTTATAAAGCGTTCCTACATTCTTGATATATAAGAATAGATGCGTACCACTCCTGTTACTAGTCTTTACTAGCCTTGCCTTCTATTGACTTAGCTCCGCTAACTTTACTATCCGTAATATCTACTACTTTTGTTTCTTTTTTACTTTCTTTTGTTTCTTTAACATCTGAACCACTAGCTTTCTTTTGTGCTTTTGCATCTCTTTTAGCCGCTATATTTTTAGCTACCAAATCCATTCCTTCTGCTGCTATTTCAAATCTATCTGTTCTAATATTATAAGCTGCTACTACACCATCTTTTCTTTCAGTATAAATACTTGGCGCTCCATCACTTATTGGTTCTTTATTACTTACTATTCTTTCAATTTTTAGTTCTATAGGTTCTCCTTCTACTTTTTCAACACTAGTTAACCTACTTTTACTTGGTACTCCATACTTATAACTCATTTTATTTTTATTTTTAAATTAAACATACGTAGTTAATGGGGGAGTTTCCCCCCCCTAACTAAACTAACCAAATTACTCACATTTGATTTTAATATAATTCCTATAAATTTGGAATTACTTTTGCGGACATTTTACGTCTAGCTACTATTTTATTACTTATTTGTACCCAGAAATTTTGACTATCTAATTGTGTTTGCGCAAATATTTGATTATACTTACTTGGATCCACATATGTTGTCAAATCTTCTATACCATTTGTACCTTGTTCATATCTTCTATTTAATGTCATAAACATTTCGCCTTGACCACCATTTTCTGGATCTACTGGTACTGCAAAGTTCCCTCTACATTGATTTACATTTGTCATGTAATTAATCCATGCCGGTTGTTTTCCTACACTACTATATGATATAGTTCCACTTGTTGAACCTACACTATCAAACCATGCCAGTTGATCCGTATATAAATCTTGGAATCCTATTTCATCTAGGGCAGGTTTATGGAAATCATTCATATTCTTTAAGTTAACGTCCCATTTATTACCTTGACTATAATCAATTCTTGGTGTTAAACTTACAATACCTAATATCACACTCGGTTCACTTACTTTAATTTTTACTTTACCTCCCTTGTTCTTACGTGTTAATCTTCCTCTTCCTGCTAATGTTCCCATTGGTTGATCCGTTCCAGTATCTATATCTAATACATCTGTTGTTGATACTACTTCTTCAAACGCTAGTTCTTTAATTAAACTTCCATGATATACTGGACTTTCACAACTTTTACTTCTTTCATGTGTATATACTGCATCTAGCCAATCATCATATGAACCTCCTGAAATTGCTATTCTATTTAACATATTATATACTTTATTTGCTAAATTCAGAGCATCAATCGTAAATTCATTCCCTGCTGTTGATACTGCAGTTACCTCATTTACTCCGTTTGTTCCGTCAATCCATTCTGTACTTATCCAGTTATTAAATAAATCTGATTGATATGTTTTAATACCTAATCCTTCTTGACTACTATTTTTATAGAACTCTGCTGTTCCTGTCGCTACATCTCCTGTATTTCCTAACCCTAATCCATATGGTGCTCTAGATGAACTATTTATTGTGAATGCCGTTGTATCTCTCACAGCTTCCAATATATCCATTCTCATATCATCTATATTAGTTAATGCGAATTCTTTTAATTGAGGTTGTCCTATATATCCTGTTGTAGTATCTGTATTCGGTACTTCTGTTGATCCTGTTGCATCCCAATCTGCTACTCCTAAAGCCCCTATATATCCTGTACATGTTACTTTAATTGTCCCTAAATATCCCAATCCTCCTGCCGGTACTTCTGGTACATTTACATTACTAAATAACTGATCTGGTGTAAACACCGTCCCT